ACAATTGGTATGAAAAAAACCCTGAGGAATCAAAATCACTTACGGTTCAATTTACCAAGTTAACCAAAGTTCGTCAAATTATTGCCGATGAAAAAATTTCACAAACAATTGAAATTGCTGAGAACATTATTGAACAAGACAAAAAAGTAATCATCTTTTGTAATTTTACTGATTCATTAAATAAAATTACGGAACACTTTGGAAAAGCTGCGGTTAAACTTGATGGGTCTATGTCAAAACATGAAAGACAATTTAGTGTTGACCAATTCCAAGAGAATGATAAAATAAAAGTATTTGTTGGGAATATTAAAGCTGCCGGTGTTGGTATTACTTTAACATCAGCAGAGGCAGTTATCTTCAATGATTTATCATTTTTACCATCCGACCACGCACAAGCAGAAGACCGAGCATACAGATATGGTCAAAAAAATAATGTATTAGTTTATTACCCAATTTTTGAAAATACTATTGAGGGAATTATTTACGACATACTCCACAATAAAAAACAAGTTATCGCAACCGTTATGGGAGATAATCAAAATACTGCCGACGCCGCTGAAGAAATTTTAAAGAGAATTAATGAAATGCGTCGTTAAACCAATTTTCGATTATTTATATGTAATGGTTAATCCAAACATATGAAAAAAATAGAACAAAAAATTAAAGAGTTAGAAACAGTAATCCTTGGAAATCACGTATTAAAGGAACAAAGATTGTTAATAACAGAAATGAAGAAAATAGGAATTGAGAAATTACCTTATTCTTACTCAGCCTTAAAACAATTCATCGACCCCGAAACGATGGAATTTCACTACAACAAACATTACAAGGGATACGTGGATAAATTGAACGATGCTCTTTCAAAGAAAAAATATGGGGATTTAGAGTTAATTCAAATAATTAAAACAATCGATAGATTTGATAAGACAATTCGAAATAATGCCGGTGGTGCTTTCAACCACGCATTGTTTTGGAATATGTTATCTCCAAAACCAACAAAACTTAAAGGGGAACTTTATCAAAAGATTATTAAACAATACGGTAGTTTTCCAACATTCAAAAAAGAATTTGAAAAAATTGCTAAAGAACGTTTTGGTTCAGGATGGGTGTGGTTAATAATCACCTCAAAAAATACTTTAAAAATAATGTCGACCCCTAATCAAGATAATCCATTAATGAATGTTATTGAAGGTGGTGGGTTTCCAATCTTAGGATTAGATTTATGGGAACACGCGTATTATCTTAAGTATAGAAACAAACGAGATGAATATATTGCAAATTTTTGGAAAGTTGTGAATTGGGATTTTGTTTCTAAATTATATGACATGAAAGTTGAAACAAAACTTCTTGAGACGAATAAAATGAAAGAGATACTAAGTGAAGGAAAATCAGAAATGTGTTCATCATCTGAAAATGAATTTTATAGAACTTTATTCAATACTAATCAAGATGTTAAATGGATTTACATGAATGGTATAAATAAAATAATGAGAGATGTATTTTCTGAAAATTTTGTAGAAAATCCGGGTAATAACCAGATGTCAGGTGTTTATGAGTTAGAAGGACCGGGTCGGTCAGTAATCAATAAATTAAACACAAATTACACATCATTCTGTATTTTATTAAATGATGTAAATCAAGTTATTAAAAAATTAACAAAAAAACCACCAATTGATTTTAGAAATAAGAACACAGAAGAACAAAAGAAAGAGGCTTCAAGATTTATTTCGGCAATTAATCATTATAAATTTCAAATATTTAATCGAGAAAGTTCAACATTTCAAAACCTATTAAGAGTTTTAATTGAAAAGAACGCCGCAGGTTCAAAACGTGAAGAAATAACTGCGTCAATATTAAGAAGATATTTTGGTAAAGATGTTAAAATTGAAATCGTTGGAGAACTTGGAAGTAAAAAAGATGCTATTAGTGGTGTTGATTTAGAGATAACCAAAGATGGTGTAACCAAAACCGCACAAGTTAAACCTTTCCGAGAAAAAAAGATAACAGATGATGGTATCTTACTTGAAGGAACCGCAAGTGTTAAGATTTATAAAACCGATTTAATGATTTTTCAAAAAGGGAAAAATGTTTTAGTTTTTGATAAAAAACCAATAATAGTTAATGGTAATTTCCTTTTTCCATTAGACTCATTATTATATGATATACAATAACGTTTAACAATATATTTATAGTTATGGCAGTTATACCGGAACCAGAAAGAAGTAAAATTTATACGAGAGTCAAACATCAATTAGGGGCGCCACTTAGAAGTGTGGAACTTGAAGATGAAATGATGGACTCGTTAATGGAATTATCTATAGGTGACTATGAAGAATATGTTCTTCAATGGTTAATAGATAGTCAATGGGTTAATTTAGTTAACCTAAACATGAATGAGAAATCAGTTGCGAAAGCGTTGATTACTCGAACAATGGATTTTGAACAACAATTTAGTTATTCATATTCAAAAATTGTAGGTCTTCAAACAGAAGGTCCATGGGTTTTGAAAAAAGATTATTTCATCTTAAGTGCAAATACTCAAACATACGAAATCCCTGCAGGTCGTGAGGTTAATGAATTATTATGGTTTAGTGATAGACCATGGAATGCATTTGGATTAGGGGCTTCTGCCGGTGGGTTTGGTGCTGGTTTGGGTCTTGGTGCTAGTGAAGCAGGATTCGCTCAAATGGGAAATCAAGGTTCTTACTTTATGATGTCAGGTTTTGATTATCTAATAAGAATGCAAGAGGCAAATGTCTTGAGTAGAATTTTAGGTGGTTCACTTACATATAGAATCACCGGATTACCTGATGGTAAGAAAAATATCCATTTATACAATACACCGGGAGGAAGATTTAATTGGAATAACATTAACGGTTATGTGGGTAAAGCAGTGTGGTATTGGTATTATGATGTATCACCTGATAATAGAGCGGATTGTTTAAAAAATAATCCTGACGTTATTAAATTACCTTCGGATGTTCCAATGGATAATTTATCTTGGGAAGATTTAAACATACCGGGTCAACAATGGGTTAGAAGATGGTTCACAGCATATTGTAAAGAAACGTTGGCAAGAGTTAGAGGAAAATATAGTGGTAATCTTAAAACTCCGGATAGTGAATTAACTATGGATTATCAATCATTATCAACTGAGGCTAAAGACGAGAAATCTAAATTACTCGAAGAACTTACAGGAGCGGAAGGATGGTTAACAAGATTAAGACCAGAAAAAGTGATGGAACGAGAGGCGTTAATTGCAGAAAACTTAAACAAACAAATGAAATTTAGAGCAATGCCTCGACAAATATACGTAATATAATATGGCAATAATTAAATCAATACCGTCAAGAAAAATAATAAATGGACTTACCATAGATTCTTCAGAAATTTCTGTAGTATCTGAATTAGATTACAGAACTAATGGAGAAAGTTGTATTATTGTTAGAGGAGTATCACAATCTGTAATTACATTAGATTCAAGAACAACTGACCACGTTGTTATTAAATCAATGACTAAAGTCACGATTAAACCTGACACTGGAAAAATAGATGAAGATTACGATGAATTAGTTGCCGACCAATACGCTTGTATTGAATTCAGATTTGTTGGTGGTAATTGGTATATTCTATCATCCGATGGTTTAAAACAATCATAAAAAACAAAAGTGGTCCTAAGACCACTTTTTTTATACCATCACCCCTAATTTTTCTTCCCAACCTTCTTCGGCTAAGTCATACATATAATCAGGAGATAAACCTCTTTTTTCCCAATATTTTAATTCTTGTTCAGTAACATCAAGAACATCTTCTTGTAATCTATCTTGAGACCCTTCATCCAATGGATGCCCGTTTATCAACTCACATTGTGATTTGGTAAATATCCCTCTCTTTTCAGGTTCATTCACTAATAGATTATTTCTGACCTCATCTTGAAATACTACCATAAGTGGTTGTAATTTTTTATTAAAAGTTGTTACCGCTCTTGCAACATTATAATCACCTTTTAAGTCCGGGTTATCATCTAATATGTTTTTATCTAACATATAACAATTTAATTGTAATCCATCACCTTTTTTCTGTACATCACCGTGAGACGCTCTTAACCCATTATTAACATACATAATCACATCACCCAAATTAACTTTTAAGTTTTCTTGTAATGCCAATTCCATATGTGCCATTCGAGACATACTATTACCGGCTTTAGTTTTAGTTGATAATCGTTTCTTATAATCATCTAATGATAATTTAACTCTAGCTCTCTGAGCAATTTTACTTAAAGATATTTCTTTATCGTAAATCTTTTGTAGGTATTCGTAATAATATTCAACAAATCCTTGACCATCACCCTGAAGTAATAATTTAATCCCTTTGTCTAAAAACTCCTCAATGTACAGTGGTAGTTTTTTAGATTTAATTGAGTTACCGGTAAGTTTTATTTTACCTTTAGAATCCATAACCGCATAATTCTTACGAGCTAAGTTAATAGTTGAGGGCCAAACACCATCAGTATCAAGTGCCATCTCACCTCTCATAAAAACATCATTATACTCCGCAACATCCGCCTCAGGTCCATAATATTCTTTACCCTCTTTAACCTTCCAATTCAATCCACGACCAACATAAACTCTATTATTCGCTTCGTCCGGTGTGGAGAAGTTAACACCATCCGTATCCATTACTAATGGGGTATACCCTTTTGACATAAAGAATTTAATCATTTGACGAAGATATTGTCTTCCAGTACAAGTAATTTGTTCCCCCATATACATATCACCCCAAGCATATACTTGTGGTGCCGATAATGCACCAAACATCGAGTTAATGAAAATCTTAATCGGTAATTGTTTATTACCATATGATTCTGATTTTGCTCTGTCTGTTTCGTAAAACTCCTCAGCCAATTGTTTGTATTTGATACGAGTATTACGAAAGTAAGTTAACATACCTTTCATTGCTCCTGTTACATCACAATCAGGAAATACATCGTGTACCAACTGAATTGAGGGGTATAGGGAACTAAAATCGAGTTTTAGGACATTCTTACTATAACCAACCTTAAGTAGTCGTGAAAGACCTCCTACGAAGTCTGTCTTACCTTGTTTCGCAGGAATTGCAATTCCATGTTTATAAGACCAAGCCAACATTAACATTTTCCATAATGTTGCGGTACCCATAGTTGAAACCCTTTCATATGTTGTTGGAATCATTGCCGCCAACAAGAATGAACCTTGGTTGAACTCTTGGTCAACCTTAAGGGTTTCATCTAAGTCATCGTCAAGATACCTCTCAACTAATTTATCTCCTGTAGTTTTTTCATAAGTGTCAGTTCTTCTCCCACAAATTTCATCAATTTTAGAATCAACACCAACTTTCTTGTAGTTACCGTTAGTTTTGTTTAACCAAAAATCTTCTTTGTTTGCATAAAATGGACCAATATCCAAGTGGTCAATATAAACACGACTTGGAGATTCCGCATTAATATACTTGGTAATGTATTTCAAACCAGCCGCTTTAATACTTGAGTTGATTGCTTGAGCTCTACGAACCGCATGAATAATGTCAATTACATTATACCCCCAAATAGAAGTTTGAGTATAAGTCTCAACCTCATTTGCCAATTTTAACATACCATCTTTACGAGTATATGAATGATTAGGGTTTAATGATTTACAAACTTTCTTTAAATCAATCCCTAATATCTTACTTCTCTCAAATATCCAATGCCAGTCGAAGTTTGCTGAATTATACCCACCAATAATAGATGGTTTAAGTTCGTTGATTACTTTGAAGAATTCAATGATTGCACCTTTTTCTTCATTCTCATCAGTACATTCGATTACTCTATGGTAACCTTTATTGGTTTTAATTCCAATCATGAAGATACGACCGTCCTTAGGTTCAAGTGCGGTCGTCTCCAAGTCATATACCATTCGAGTAACCTCGTTATAGTTTTCAAACCCTTTAAATAATCTCTTTTCTTTGGATACAAGGTATTGTTCCACCGGAGATAGAAGTGTTATCTTATCCTTAGCTTTGTCACCCCATGGGTCACATCCACCATCCCTAAAGAATTGGATAAGTTCTCGGTACCCTTTCATAGACTTAACCATAAAGGTCAAACCTTTTTCAAGACGTTCGTTCCCATGAGTTTCCAATTTTTCAATTAGAATTCCATACTTGGTCATCGCCTCTTTCTGAGCGGCTTTCGAGTCGTTATAAAATTTTAGATTTTTTAAATCACCTACCCAAGCGAACGGGGTAAAAGTGTCTTTACGGATTTCTTTCCCTTTTCCGGGAATCTCCTTAATTTTGTAGATACAGTTGTCTCGGTAATCATACTCGATGGCAACTATAAATTCTTCCGGGTCATTCCCATGTAGGAATTCCTCAATTTCTTCACTGTTAATCATATGTTTTATTTAGGAGTGGTTTATTGGCAATCACTTAGTTGTGAAGTTTACCTTACTCATCGTAAATAAATATAATTAAATTAAATCAAGAATCAAATTAACAACAAGCAGTTTCTGAAATAAAACTTGGTTGGACATTAATATAAAGTTCTTCTCTAATTGGAAGAATTAAATTACCTTCGTCATTCTTAATTAAGAATTGACCCTCATATCTACCCGGAGTGTTGGTATCTCTTGAGGTAAATTTAAAATAGATATAATATTCAGGGTCGGCACCGTCAGGTAAGATTAAATTAACAATTTGAGCGGGAGCGGATACTATTTTAGGAATACCCGTCTCCACGTCAATCATTGTAAAAAATATTGTAGATACCTCTAAATCTTGCATAAGTTGTTGGTATCCGGCTCTACCGTCTTTAACAACTTGCATTTTCAATACAGGTAATGTTGCGTTTTGTTTGATATAAAATTCCATAACAATAAATATATCGTTATGACTCTTTACGTAACTCTCCTCCGTAATGTTCGAATCTATCGTGTTCAGTTGGTGTTAAAAGTAATAAACCTGATGATAATTCTCCTTTTTTGGCCAATTGATACATATGACTCATCCATGTTTGTTCAAATGGGTGTGCCCATGTTGTGTCCAAAAACATTTTTTTATTTCCCGGTCTACTAACAATTTGAGGCCAGTTACAATAATAAACTTCACCCGAGCCATATGGTAAACCTTTGTGAGATAAAATTGATGAGAATTTAGTTTTTGGAGCATTAGGGTCTAATCCAAGATGAGGTAATGTTGGTTTTTCAGGCCAAAATTCTTCTCTAACTGATTGAGGTACGTTATACCAAGACCATTGAGTTCCGTTATCCCCATAAAACTCTGAATAATTAAGTTTTAAGAAGTCAAAATTTTCTTTCTGAATAATCTCTAATGACTTGGTGTATAAATTTGGAACATATCTATTAAAACCATTTCGGCAAACAGAACCTTCATTAGGGAAGAAAAACATATCATCTTCAAAAAATAAATAATAATCTAAATCGGTTGTTTCAAAATGTTCGGCAATCCATTGTCTACCACCACAAATCCCAAGATTTTCTTTTTTTATGTGTTCAAACCCATGTTCTTCACATAGTTTCAAGTATTCCTCAGTCGTTGATAAATCAGTAGAATTATCCAACAAATACTTTTTAGTTTTTATTAAATAATCATTATCATATGATTCAAATGATTTGATTAAAGTTCTAAATTGATTTGGACTATTAAATGTTAACACATAAAGACCAACTTTATTTGTATCTAAATTATTTACCACACTAACTTTAGATTCATTTTTCGGAATTAATGTATCGTTTTTTAAATCCTCAAAAAATTTACCAACCAATCCATTAGAATCTATCTCAAAATAATTAATCAAGTCTGAATGTTTATATGACATTATACTAAAGATTGATTCTTCAGTTCCCATATAACCTTCTCCAAGAGTTGATTTTAATAACCCATAATAAATCGAATTAATATCCGCAATACTGTCTTTAGGTCCACCAAAAAATCCTCCTCGGGAAACTTTAGTAACTTTAGAACCTGCAATAGAATTTAACTTATCATAATTAAATCCATGTATTTCTGTTTCCGCATCATAAGGAAAACTAATAAACGAAAATTTTGATATGTATTTCGATAACTTATCAAGAACATTATCGTGAGTAAAATACCCCGGATGAACAGTGTTTGTTAAACCACCGTCAATCCAAAACATATATTTAGAATCAAACTTATCAAATATTTTGGCGTCGTGTAAAAGAAACACTTTTGACATAACCAATGGATTATAGTTTTCTAATTTTGCTTGAGTTGATTGTTCTAACCAACCCACTTGATTATACCAATTAGGGTTATTTCGTATGCCTTGGATAAGTGGGTTAAATTCTGAGTTAGAGAACCACTCTAAAGGTCTTTCAATAAATTGGGTGTTTGATTCATTCCTTTTTGTAAAAACAAATTCTCGAAGACTTTCATCCCCGAAAATTATCATATTTTCTTGAACATCTAATAGTTGTTCAAATTTATCCAAATAATGTTGGTAAGACCTTGACCACCCTTCGGTCAAATCACTACGACCAATATCCCAAATACCGGTAACTAATGTAATATTACTCATTTATATTATTTAATTCTGTTAACATTTTATAAAAACTTTTGTTTTTTTGAAAAAATTCTTCACTTCCTTCTTTAAAATTATCGTGGTGCCACCAAATATCGAAGTTTAAAGTCTTAAACCATTCTTTATGATTTTGGTACATTAATGACATATAATGTTCCTCATAAAACAATCTTTTTTGTTCCGGTAAAATCAATTTAACATAGTCATCAAATTGTTTAACTACCTTATCCCACAACTCTGTTTTACCCCCAAAAAATCCGCCAATGACATGAACACTGTTGTCGTATGTTGTATAGTATTTAGGGTCCACAGTACCTTCCCAATAATTTCTTGAATTTTCTTTTGCCACCATTACAAACTTATTGTCGGAATATTCAATTAAATTATTTAAAAAATTATCATTAAATAATGATGATTCATAGTAAAATCTATGACCTTGTCCTGACAAGTATTTATTTGGTATTAAGCCTGTATGAGATAAACCAGCATCGAACCAAAAATAATAATCATAACTTTTATCCTCATTCTTAAACCAAGAAAATTTAGAGTATTGAATTTCGTAACATCTATCAGATGTTTTAATACCTTCAACATCTTTAACACTATTAATCAACTCTTGATATTCATTTTGTGATAAATCAAATAAAACAAATTTTAATCTATCTTCAGAAATTTCATGATTTTTATAAAAAAACTCTTTTAAGTCTTCTAATTCTCTTTCAGAGGTGTAACAGATAAAATCTGCTTGGGTCATTTTTAATAAAGACAATAAACTAAAACGATAGTGGTCTTTTCTCCCTGGCCTTCCACCAAGCTCAGAACCGTAAAGGTCTGAATAAATACTTGTTATAATCTTAACTCTCATTGTTGTTTCTTAATTCTAAACATTTATCATAATCTAAATATTTTCCATCTAATTTGTCCGGAAAATAAACATTCCAATTATACGTCATAACATAATGATTTGAATCAAATGTTTTGTTAATATCCGAATAATCTCTTTTTTGAACAACTAACGGTAATTTAGCAGAGAAGGATTTCATATTTGGGTAAACCGCTCTATCTAAAAACTCATCAATTGGAACTTGTTTATGACTATTTTCAATAATCACATTGGTATCCCATTGAACAATATATTCACACGCCTTTCTTGTTAAAATAAACCCTGAAGTACCAAAAATACCTCTGTGTTTGTCCGGGTCCTTTGGTGGTAATATTGTTAAATCAACTAACTCTTCGGAAAACTTACTAAGTGGTCTGTGAATTGATGGTGCAAAATGGAAAAAACTCCAATCATTATTACTCAACTCTTCTTCTATTAAAGGGATTAATTTTTTTGCGTACGGCATAAAAAAGATATCGTCTTCAAATACCATGGCATAATCATAACCTCTTTCTAAAATAATTTTAGCAACTTCTTGGTGAGAATAGGCACATCCTTCATAACTGTTTGTATCAACCGCATTGAATCTTTCAAACGTCCAACCCATATAGTCAAACTCTTTTGTAACCGCCTCTAATCTATCAGGTCGTCTTTCAAGATTAATTACAAATTTAGGTATTTCATTAAAATTAATTTTCATATATCAAATTTGTTTTATTATCATATCCTCTTCTGTGCGCAAAAATTACTGAATTTAATTCGATTGCCTTTTGAAGGTTTCTATTAACATCGGTCCAATACCCAAAAATATCAATATCTTGGGTTGGACAATTATATCTTGATGATAGGATTGATAATACACTTTGGTCGTGTCTATGATTATCTTCAAAACCATCAACACAACCTTCAATTTGAGAATAATCCCAACCTTCGGTGATAATATGACTGTATTTACCATCACTTTTAAACCCAACTAATCCTGACCAAAGTTGATTATCCATTAGTTCTTCTTCAGTTGCATTCATTACCTCAACACATCTCTTGTGTGTATAATTTTTATTTAAGTGAATGTCACCAACTAAAAAGATATCTTCAGATTCAATAACATTAAAAATTGGTTCCAAACTTCTTAAGGCACAAGCACCGGCATCTAACCATAAAACATTTTTAGATAAACTCATAGAATGAAACAAAGTATACATTTTTAAAAAATGACATTTTGTTTTTATTGACGATATCCCTTCATAGATTTGAAAATCTTTTACGATATCAACAATCATTATTTTTTTTAACGATTTCAATCGATTAATTTCTGTTTGGTCTAAACCAAAATCATAAACCACAATCATATCAACTAACTCAAAACTATCTTTATGGATACTATTAATTAGAGTTAGTAATGATTCAAAATAAGGACTATTCGCCCCTGTTATAACAATATTATTATACATTTTCATTTTCATTTAAATAAGTTTGGATTATTTTTTCAGGGTGAATATATTTTTTAGCGGATTCAAAATTACTTTGGATTGAATTAATTTTAGAGTTATATAATTCTACATCTAAAGTGTCAATAATTGTTGATAATTCATTTTCATCATTAATAAAAATAATACCATTAGTGTCAAAATAATTTTCAATGTTTTTGGTGCCCCAATAAATTGGAATTGTGCCAGTTAAAAAACAATCTAATAGTTTTTCAGTAAAATAATCTGACTCTATTGAATTTTCAATTACCACAGAAAATCTGTAATCTTTAAGACCATCAACTTTAAAATCTATAGGTTTATCACAACCGCTACCATAAAAATCAATTTTTCCACTATCTTTAAACATATCATAAATTGAATGTCTTAATCTATGACCATGATTCCAAGTTTTCCATGAAAAAATTGTGCTAATAGATTTTGATTTTTCATGAATACCCATATCCTCTTCTCTCATCCATGTTCCACCAATTGGAATGTAAACAAAATTGTCAATTCTGTTGTTTAAATCTTTTATGGAACTAAAAATATATTTAAAATTTTGGTGGTCTCTAACAGCCTTTGCTTGATGGTCACCATTAATTACTGGTGGTTCTAATAACCAAATACAATTAATTTTTTCGGGATTTATTTCTTGTGAAAATGCCATACTGTCGGTGTATATTGCAATATCATACTCGGTTGTTGTCCTTGACCATTCTACAGGACTTGGTAAATTTAAAGATATCCCTGACACACCGTCAAAGTTACCGTCAATTAATTTT